GGCAAACATCATTTCGGCGCGGTCGAGAATTTCGAAGACGTTGATTGCGGCTGGCAAATGCTGTTCGAGTTTCGCCTGTGTCGGTGTCGGCTCAAACACCACGGCTCCCGGCTCGTTCGCAGAGCTCCATGCCTTTTCGTCGCTGTACCCCGAAAATCCGCTGGCGGACTTCGGCGGGTTCGTCTGTTTTTGAAGATGCAGTTTGATTTCCGGTATGCGTTCGTTCACCCATTCCTGAATCGGGATGAGGCGAAGAAGCTCGGTAATCCCCCAAAAATAGTTATAGACTGAGTTCGGGCAGATTTTGATAAGGGGCTGTTCCTTTGGCACGAACGGGTTGTTTCCGTCGTCGAAAAGAAGGTACTCACCGTCGAGCATCTTTGCGCAACGGTAGTCGGCCTTATCGTCATCCCACACCCACACCTCTTGCGCGAGTACAACGTCTTCGTTTATCTGCGGCGAGAAATCGTACTGTACGGCAATCGGATTAATGACGTTCCCGCTCACAGATCCCGCCTGGGCGCCGTCGGGGGTTTGCGCGGCGAGTATCAGCCGGTCGGTCCCGGTCGATGCTACGGTTGCCGACCCCGCGGCTGGCGGCCTTACAGGACCACACAACGAGAGAATCATTTTACGGTCGGGCTCGGGAAGGTGCTTGATAAGAATTTCGAGGTCGCTCTTGGTGATGAAGTGCTCGTGAACTATACAGGGCTGCTTGTCAAGCATCGGCTCGTGTTCGAGCAAAACCCCTATCGCGTGAGGCTCCACGGCGTAAGCATCAAAGAGCGCCGTTCCTTTGCGTGGCACGAGTTTGATAAACATACACTGATACACGAGCGCCCATATAAGCGCCTGATCGAAAACGATATCGATATTGCTGTTGTTCCAGTAGCGATTGATCTTCGGCGTGATCTTCATGCACTTCTGAAGCTCAAAGTCCGGTTCGCCGTCGGCGTCCTCATCATCCTCGACGACAAAGGTTGTCGTTTCCCCGGAGAACAGGAACGAGGCCAGGAGGTCAAGATGCGCGGCGAGCTTGTTGTACTCTACGGGTTGGGTTTCCTGCGAGCATCCCCAAAAGAAATAATTCTTGAGAATGTCGTACATGGCAACACGGGCGGGTCTGGTGGCGAAAGCGGCGAGTATAAGTTCCTGGTAAAGTTCCTGTCGCTGATAATGGCCGGCAGGTATCTTCATGCGACACCCGCGGCGGCCATCTTATCGTTTGGATTGACGACGATCTTTCTGCTGGTTACTGGCTGCCCGGCTTCCTTCATCAGCGACTTGACGACATCGGCGCGGCTCTCGTCCGGGTCCGGGGCGGAAATGACTTCTTTCGGATCGTGCCAGGTTTTCGATAGGTCTACTTCGTGTTTTTGGGATTGGTTATTCGTGTAGTTGATTCCGTAAGTTTCGCAGAATCGTTGAAGGCTGTTGTCGGTGGCTTTGGTTACATCGCTCTTGAATCCGGGGGCTGTGCGAAAAACTCGCTCGACAAAATCACCGGAGGCTCCGCAACGCTCGCAAATCTGAAGGCTGCTGTCGAAGTCGAGGCCGCATGTTTTGCATCGCCATTCTTTGATGACCACGGCCACCCCCTCACACAAAATGATGTATTGACAAAATACGTCACACCATATGGGCGAATCTATATCACAAGTATTACGGTGCTGTCAAGGAAAAAAAGAAAGGGGCCGTGAGGCCCCTGGTAGGTTTATAACTCTTATTTACCTGCGGGGCGCTTGTCCAGGCCCTTTTCTGCCAGTATCGCCGCAACATCATCAACATGAAGGCAATCGCATAGGCATGCTCCGACAAACGACTGCGATCTGTCGTTGGCAATGATCCCGTTGCAGTAATCATTCCCCGGCACAGCGCGGATAAGAACACCAGCATGCATTATCCGTCCATTGCCCTCAATCGAAACAACTTCGTCTCCGTTCTTTGCTTCACGTCCGTTTCTGTAGCGCATATTGGTTTTCCTCCTTTCGTAAGATTTTACGCCTGTCCTGCCTTTCCATAGTGAAGCACCTGTCCTCCGGTCGGCTTTTCTATCGCCGCGTTCATGGCCGAATTGTAGCACGACCTCAGAGGCGAATCGTTGGCAAGATCAAAGGTCAACATGCGTCCCTGCGTCGCGTCCTCAACGAGCGTCCCGATCTTGACGCCGATATGATAACACATCGGACCTTGCGGACCGGGCGCAATTACTTCTTTTATCTCGACGCACTCTTTCAGAACTATCGCGGTTTCGTTTTCCATCGGGTCGCTACCGACAAAGCTGCGAGTCCCGCCCATCATTTCGATCATCACGAGTTTCATACTGTCGCCTCCTTTCCCGGTCTGTTCATGTCTGCCGGAAACCCATCACCGGTAATTTTCGCCGCCTTCGGCTTCCTCGGCTTCCTGGTGACACCGCGCTTCGGCATCTTGGCGATGTAGTACCCTGCCGGCAAAAGAAGATTCGCCAGCCACATTCTAAACCCGATCTGTTTCGCTTCCTGTTCGTTCATCCAGCACCTTCCTTCCTCTGATAAATTTTTTAATCTCGTTCAGACTTCCCGCCTTCAACAACTCCGCGCTCACAACAACAAACGCTCGGCCCAGGTCGAGCGTAACCAGCTTACCGATGATTGTCACATACTGCCCCTGCTTGATGTCCGGCATGGTACGGTCTTTCCATCGCACATCAAAGCGGCCAGAGGTCGGACAGGAGATAAGCGTTTGCCCTTTGCCGATCCACATAACGAACCCCTGAAGAATCAGGATGCTCGTTGCGTTCTTGTTTGGGCTTTCCGTTTTTTTTGATCTGTCCATGCTAGAGTTTTTTATACAACCCCATCCATCCGTTCGTTGTCCCAATGGCACCAAGGCTGATCCAGAATAAAAACCCCCTGAAAAGATTTGCCAGAATCGGGAATCTTGACCTGTCTCTTAATCCATACCGCCTCGGATAAAATATATTCATTAGGGGGTCTCTTCTGAACCACACATCGACAAATTGCAACCTTGTTTTTGCATAGGCGCTGACCTGGGCATTCTCATTGCAAAAAAGATTGTTGATTCCTGCCGGCGTGTACGGCTTCACGTGAGTCGGATCGTCGTAAAAATACGACGTAAGAAGTGGCGTTGCGATAATCAAGTACCCTCCCGTCTTCAATAGCGCGAGGTACTTTTCCATGAAAGGCAGCAATTCTGCCGATCCAACGTGTTCTATAATATGAGACATGAGAATTACATCATACTCTCCGCCGACTTCATCGATGCCCGCACAAGAGAACCCAACTTTACGAACGGCATCAACGGTCTGCGGGTTTATGTCTACTCCTGAAATGTTAAAAAATCCGTTTGACTGAAGAACCATTAACTTTTTTCCGAACCCGCACCCGACATCGAGAATGGAGCAGTTCTTTGGCAACTCGGTTGAAGCAATAAATTTGATAAGCACATCGTTTTCGTTCATGCTTTCTCCTTCAGCAGTTTATCTATTTTGCTTTCTACCCGGTCCATCTGCGTATTGTGATCCTGCCATGTCAACGATCTTGCCGCACTCTCTCGGTCTGTGTGCTGCGCCGCGTTTGCAACCCTGTCCATGAAATACCCAAAGCACCAGAACATTGCGATTGAAAGAAGAACTATTAACCACACCGGCAGAGAATCAAAAATAGGGGCCTTCGCCTTTGTTGCGACAACCAGCAAGGCAAAGTTCACAATAGACAGGAACCCAACGGCGATATCGAACCTGTATTTTTGCCTGAAGAACCAGCGTTTCATTTTATTCCTCTTTGAAGTATCTTTTTAAATAGGGCTGGACGAAGGCTTGGCAACTCTTTGTGTATGCGCTCTATCCATTTCTCCGCCTGAAAGCAATCGCCCATAACTATTTTTTTCTGCTTCAGCATCCCTCCGAACAGGTCGAGCAAATGAAATTTCATTTGATAGTCGAGCCGGTGACAGACATAGGCCGCGCGCTCCCTTGACATGCCCCCTTGCTTCTGTCTCTTGAATCGCTTCGTAATCCCCGCTTCCTGCTCGATCACTGACAGCCAGCCCATGAGGTTGTAGTATCGTATCAGGTAGCGTTTCAGGTGGCCGGGTTTCTTCTTCGTTCCCTTCGGCCTCGGCTTTTGTTTCGGCGCTGTTTTCTTTATCAGCGGGATTACGTTTGAGAGCCGGGCCTGTTTCGGTTCCGACACCTGTGTCGTCATGGCCGCAACAATCGTATGGCACGACAACCCGCACTCACGAGAGAGCGCCCTGATAGACCACTTCCCTTCGAAGTGCAGCCTATGCAGCCGTTGTTTTATCTCTTCCTGATTCAAACCGATTCCTCAAACGAACAAGGGTCTTTGTGCGAAACAGCGGTTCCTCGCCGCGCCTGATCTTCAATGCCTGTTGCTGATTGATCCCCGCGGCCCTGATGTCCGCCCAATGCGAGTTGCGTACAAACTTCACGATCTTTGCAACCAGTTGCTTGTCTGTCATTTCGTTACCACCCCTCTCCGTCCCAGGAAGTCCAGTATCATGTTCGATTCTTGCGCGACTGGCTTTTCTTCCGCCTTCGTAACAAGCGCGTAGCTCTGATTCTGATTCATCATCATCGGCTGAATCCATCGCATCCAGGCGAGGACTGCGAGCGCAGTTCCTATCACCCTGTCGTCGTACTCCGACCCCATGCCCTGAAGCGTGCCCCCCTGCCGGCCGAAGTATTTCATTTCGTTTACGGTGGGTGCGGAGTTGATTTCGATTCGCTCAGTTTCAAAGAGCGCCTTGAACTTCCCGCACATGTCTTCTTTTTCCTGCTCGGTCGTCTTCGTGTGATAATTAAACGACTGCCGCAAGGCGTCTTGGCGTGAGTACAAGAAATGCCGCATACAGGAAAGCGTGTCAGCAAAGCTGACCTCACCGCGGGACTGCAATAAGCTCTGTTGCCGCTGTACGCTTTTCAGTTCCGAAAGCACCGAAGCTCCCGGCCCGGTGATTTCGAGGTTGACGTACACGTTCCGGTAATATCCGACAAGGTGCAGGATCACCCAGGCGAATTGATCGGTACGCATACCGACGGCGCTCACTTCCGCAACCTGAATCATCCGGTCTGAATAGCAGCGGTAAATCGCCAGTACGGATTGATCGCTGTCCGGGTTATAGCCATAAGCCGGGTCCGCGCCGAAAGCATACATGCCGTTCGGTACCGGCTGATGCCAGATTTTCAACTGTGCATTTACCGCGTTTGTTTTGTGAACCCTAGTATCAACGAAGTCCGCGCCGAAGGTGTACCGCCACGCCTCGAATGGTTGCTCCATCGCGCGCTTGTACGCCGCTGTCAACTTCTCCGAGGAAAAGAATTTGTACCCACTCATGATGAACGAGAGCTCCAACGTCCAGGGATGCTCTTGCTGTAGCGCGTTCATGTCCTCGCGCTTTTCCTCGAAGAACTGAAGCCGATACCATGCGATTTGCTCGGGAGTAATTTCAAGGTCGTAGCCCATGACCTCACGGAACTGCTTGCCGTAGAGCGCCTTGACCTCTTTTATCCAAAACTTTTCATCCTTACTGAGCGTACCATCCCAATAAACACGGTATTCATTTGACCCTTTTTCGCAACGGTAATTCGGGTGCAGCCACCAGCCGAGAAAGATAAGCATTTGTGTCGTTGCCGTCTTTGCAGTCTCGCACATGTCGAACCAATGATTAAAACCGTTCGAGGTGGTTTCCCAAAGATAGAGGCGATGGGGGTGTTTACGAGCGAATGAATCTCTGATCTTGTCAATCTGTTTGGCGTCGGCATAGCTGGACACCTCCGTTGCGATTGAGAAGTTGAAGCCTTTGCCCTGTCCAAGATCCCCGGAGTCCGCCGACTTCTTCTTTTTTCCGGCGATAAGGTACGAACAGACGGACATGTTATCGAGCATCAGTTCAAGGTTGTTGTGGTGACCGTACCCGTCGAACCCGACTGTGTACCCGTCCGGCATGTGGTCCATCATCGTCGTCAAGATGCCGCGGTTTCGAGCAAGGTTGCTGCCGTCGTCCGAAGTCATGGCGCCGAGCGTTCCCGCGTACTTGTTCATCCAGTAAAGCAGAATCGCAATGTTGATCGTCGTGATGCCGCCCTGCCTGGACTTTGCAGCGAGAAACTCGTGTATGCCGCGCTCCCATCCTGCGATGATGTTCCGAAGATAGTAAATCTGCGGCGTCCACATTACGAGCGGGACAAGGCCGAGCTCTTTCGAGTTGACGATGATCTTTGAACAGAAGCGGTCAAACTTGTGAAACACGGCGTCGTTCAAAATTTCTCCCACAACCACGCGGTCAGCTTATAGATGCCGTACCAGCACAGAGCGCCGACAAGGACGGCTCCAACTATCCCCGCCAGCGCCGTTCGTTCCTCCCGCTGTTCCTTGAACGCAATGAAATCGTCAATGCTCATATTTCCTCGACCTTCCAGCCGCCGCCGTCCTTTTTCGGTTTCGCCATGATCGACTTGAACCTAAA